ATGTACCTATGAAGAAGCAATGAAGCATAAAGGTGTTGTGTTTGATGAGAACGTAGATCGAGCTTGTACTTCAGGTGTCTGTGGCATTTAAATAATAAGAAAGATAATATGTATATTGGAATTAGTTTTATTGGTGGTTTAATGTTAGGCCTTGAAGTCCTTTGGGATGACAAGGCTCTTGTGATTGACCTCGGAATCATCCGAGTTGTTGTTGGTTTATATCAAGGAGAAGAAGAAAATGACTAATGCATTTAATAAATATCTAGAAGCACAACGTGATCTCTTTATTGCTGAGTATCAAGCATTCCAAGAGTTCATGAATAAAGTTCTAAGTAAGTAAAGAGAAAAGCCCGGCAGGCACAAACCTGACCGGGCTTTTTTTTATTTCTTTTTACCACCACCGCGTTTCTTACAACCCATAGAAGTCTCCTTATGGTTTAAAGATTCGTTTACCTGACTTGGGGGCCACTGTTTGTAGATGAACCCATGTAGGTGTATCCTCTGGGTGTTCCATATAAAGACCAAATCTTTCAAGTTGATCTTGATGAAAGACACACCATTCTTTCAGTTTTCCATCCCTATCTTCTAAATCAATTGCCTGTCCTGTAATATGCTTACTATTAGGTGCTCTTGGATTAATCTCCATTTGCACTGTCTTGGGTCTCCAACCAGAGTTCACTCCTCTTGGATATCCAAACAAACTTAACAGAGCATTTACCTTAGCAAGTAAATCAGAAGCATTCTTAATAATAGCTGGGGTAAGATCAGAAGGGTGGGTTTTATCCCGACCCTTCCAATACAAGTTTAGATCAATCATTACGTTGCTCTAAGTAACCAGCCATTTCCAGCAGCTTTCTCTTTTGTTCGTACGAAGAAACACCGCCTTGTTTGTTAGTATAAAACCGATCTAACACAGGACGATTTTTACGATCCAGTTGAGATTGAATCATAGATTTAATCTGTTGTGGATTGACCTCAGCTTTAATTAGCAGATCTCTACCTTTCTCAATCTTTCCATCAAGAATAAGATCCACTGCCTTAGCTTTCATATCATTACGTTTCTTTTCTTCTTCACGATTCAAGAGATTCTTTGTGGAATCCTTGGCTTCATTAACAGAACGAGAACCTAATCGAGCAGCCCATCGAGCTTCATCTGTCTGTGGAGACAGAGCTTCTCCTCGAGTTCCAAAAGGAATCATGGATCTGTTATGAGAATCAAACATTGTCTCATCCACAGCAGCCCATACTGGCCCTTTAGGAAGAATCTTCTTCAGATGGTTATACTTATCTGCTTCAGTTAATTCTCCTTTAGCCCGCTTCATAGCCAGTTGTCCGGTGTTAGAAACTACGTTACCAACGAAACCAGATGCTGGGAATAAAGCTGACCAAGTGCTTTGTGCTGTTGCAATGTTACCAATGAGTGAGTTATAACGCATAGAAGCACCAATATCCATACCAGTACCTGCAGAAACTAGTCCATGAGACAACCATTCAGGTTTCTCTAAAAGAACTTTAGTAACTGATGGGAAATCATCTTCACTGATGATACCCATAGATACTGCAAGCTTCCGTAACAACTCATATTCAGCCACGATAGGTGCTGAGATCATACCACCAAAGATTACAGCCATTCCTGCTGTTAAAGCAAGAGGTACAGCAGACTTAAAGCCCGGATCATTCTTAAAATTACGAAGATCTGATACTAAGAGACCTAACTGACCATGAGCAAAGGTCTTTAATGGAGACATTTGTTCTCCAACAATACCTAGATCACGATAGATAGCAGGTTGATGGCTCTTGGAATAGACAAACATGTTGTCATCAGAAGCTTCCGCTGCTTTTTCCCAAAGTTCCTTCCCTTTCAGTCCTTGTTTCTTATATACATGGTAGTACGTCATCCATGTCATGAAACGAGAGACAGTATCACCAGCACTAGACATCTTCTCACCAGTAAGGACATGAAGAATCTGGTTAGCAACACTCTCAGGGTTACGTCCAAAGGATAACCGGTTTAATTGGTTAGTCAATTGTGGATGGAACGTATTCAAGTTCTGAGAAACAAAGCGAATACCATTAATCAAATCAGGATCTACATGCTTTCCTCTAGCTAGGGCTACCCAACTCTCCCCAACAGCCGCTAAAGCCTGCAAACTGGACACATTCTCTCGTCCTAAACCCCGTAAAGAGTTAAAGTAAGTTAGAGTCTGTGCAATCCAGATGGCTGGACGCATAGTTAGAGTACTAGCATAGAAGACATGGCTTAAGAAACCAGACATGCGATCCCATGCATGAACATCTAACTTGTCTTTGGTGTAAGGATGTTTAGCAATAACAGAATCAACCTTCTCTTTCCACCAAGTACCAGCATCCTTCAACCATTGAGGCTCAGAAGTCTTACCAATAGAGTAATCCCGCATGGTTTCCACTACTTTAGTAGCATTAGGATTAGTTTCTCTGGCTCCGTTTTGAAGCACTTGTTCTGTGTTTAACATGATCTCACGCTTACGAATACTTTCAGCATATTCACGAACGAAAGACTCAATGTTATCAGCAAACCGCTTTCCACTTTGAGTTGGAGTTAATCCAATCTCAGATCCAATAAAACCAGGCATACCTGTACGACGAATAGCATGAGTAGTAACACCTGTTTGGTCATTTCTAATCTCATTACGGAGACTTTGAAGATCTCTACCCTCTTCTAAAGCAGCCTTGATGTCATCAAACATCTTGAGGATGTTCTCAGTATTATCATTAGGCTTTCTAGCTTCATACCAAATAGAATCTTTACCTACAGCAGCTTGGTTCTTTTTAATAAAAGCGTCTGCTTCTGCCTTAGACAAGAAAGATTCATAATGATAAGGCGTACCATTCTTTGCAATTACTACAGCATGATCACCTCGACGGATAGCTGGGAACCAACCAGCCCGGTATGGAATTGGTCTTAAACCAGCCCGTCCCCGCAATTGATTCTCTGCTTTCCATAGAGATTCAGCCATACGAATTAATGATTTTGCTAGAGCAGTTTGATTCTCGTTGAATCCTGATCGAGCTAGAGTATCATCATATCTCAGACCTAAATCATGTCCCTCTTGTAAAGCTTTAACAACGCCATGAATTTCTTCATAGGAGTTACGTAATACTGCAGGGATAAGACCATCACCTGATTGTAGTTTCTTTAAGGTAAAGAAATACTTATTGGATTTAGCATAGTCTGCAGCCTTAGATGTACCACCGAAAATATCATTGACCAAAGCATCCATCTTACGATCAGCAGCTTGTAGAACATCTCGAGCGGCTTTAACTAGGGGATGATCCCCGTAAATTAAACCAAGCTGCGCGGTAAATAACTTACCATTAACCTTAGCTCCAAGAGGGCTGATCCTTTTATCTAATGAATCAATAAGAGAATTGGTTTCAATGTCTTTAGATGGTAAGGGTCTATCTGTGTTTAGATTTGTTCCTTCCCGTTTAAAATCATCTAGATCACTTAACTTAGAAGTCTGTTGAATTTTATCTGAGATTTCAAATAACTTAGCTAAAGCAGTTGTTTCTTGTTTATTCCAACCAAAAAATTTAGATAAAGAGTCTACAATTTCACTAAGACCTGTGGATTTCTTATACTTAAGATCACGTAAAAATTGCATTAAAAATTTATTAGTTGTACCGTAAGCTAGAAACTCATCAACATTCTCAAAGAAAGTTTCTTTTGTTCTCTCTGGTACTTTAATACCAGCCTCTTGATGTTTTAATACATATTGATCATATTTCGCTTGTACTTCAGAACTCTTAACAAAATCATACAGATTGGTAAGAGACTTGACAGCAGCAGTTGCTTTTGTACCTAGTTTCATTCCCTCTCTATATTTACGTAACATCCCCATTGATACTGTATGAGTAACTTCGTGTAATAGAGTTGCGACATTACTCATTTTTAGTAATTGGATATTACCATCCCAATCTGCTTCTCCAGCAAGAGGACGTCCATCTCTTTTACCCAAGTCTTTAATACTAACTTTACTTCTTTTAACTAAATCTGTTTTAGCTAAAGCATTAGCTAATACACGTTGAAAGATAGGTAATGTTTTAGAACCAGATAAAACTTGTAAAATTTCAACCACATTACCTTTTGTAATCTTCTCGATATAAGTATCAATTAAATTATCTTCTAGTCCTTGTTTTGATAGGCTTGCTCTAGCTTGTTGTGTTGTTTCTAAGTTAGCTTTTACAGCAGGTTGTTTTACATCTTCAGAAATAACAGGCTTTTGATTAAACTCAGCGTCAGGGATTTCATCTAAAGGCTTAAGAGTAACTTCTTCTACTGGAACTTCATCAACCTTTACCTCATCCGGTTTAATTTCTGTAGGACGTAAAGCATCTTCTTGTTCAGGAGTTGGTCGTTGCTTTTCAAAGAGTGCTTCAATATCTTGTGGACGAGTGTCTGTTAGATTTTGTCGTTGTGTTTGATAACTTTCTAATTCATTAGCAATACGTTCAAATCTAGATAATTCTGCTTCACTTAAATTCTTCTTAGCAGCAAGACGAGTTAATTCCGCATTTGCCTTACTAATAGAAGTATCTAATTGTTGGATACGTTCATTAAGAGAAGTAGAAATTTCTTGTGTTCCCACAGTTCTTGGAGGAGTAGCATCTGGTTTAGAAGAAGTAACATCAGCTCTTGCTCCTAAAATACCATGCATTAAACCACCAGTAGCAGCATCAGTAGCCATAGCAACTGGATCATAAACATCTTGTTGCATATTAGTAGGACTTGCTAGATTTTCTAAAGCCCTACCACCCATACCTAAAGGAACGTTAGCAGCAATACCAGTTGCTACACGTTTATTTAGATTTCCAGCCAAACCCATAGGTGCTACAGTTTGTGCTGCCATATTACCAAAACCACTTAAACCCGCTAAAATAGATTCAGTAGTACTATTACCTTTACTATCAGATTCTAAATAACGATCTACACCATATTTGGTAGACAAGGGTAAACCACCTGCAAAACATTTTTGAATTGCTGGTAAAGCTGCCTCTAATACACCAGCACCTACTTTAGGAAGTACTGTTGCCGTAGCTCGTTGTAAAGGAGATCCCATTAACATATCTGGAATCATGCCACCTAATCCACCAGATACAGTAGAAGCAATGCCTAAAGGATCTGTATGTTCTTTAGCAGATTCTGCTGCTTTTTGTTGTACGTCAAGATTAGGATTAATAATATTTTTAGACAACCAATCTGTAACTGGTGAATTATAATCTTCACCTGTAATAGAACTGATCGCTTTATCAACGCCTAAAGAAGCAGCACCAACAGTACCGGCTGCCAACATATTAGCCGTTTTACTTAAACCAGATTGTGCTTGTAAAGCCATATTCTCTAAACGAGAAGTGGTACTTTTTTCCTGAGTTGGTTCTGGTGTAGATGAAGTACCAAGATGAGCTAAAATCTTTTTCTTGGCCTCAGCATGATCTGTGGTTTCGATGTCATATTGCTGACCTTGGTATTCATAAATAGGCATACATTATCCTTAATCTAGTTTAATTGGTGCCGCACTTGTTCCCTGTTGTGGTTGTGTCGGCATGGTCTTAAGTCCAGGAATTTGAGTCAAGATGTAACGTTGTTGTTCCTGTAACATCTGTTTTTCTTGTAGGAATTGAGCCTTAAGCTGAGACTTCTGTTGTTTAGCCATAGCTTCTGCTGTCTTCTTATCCTTACCTTGGGCAATAAATTCGGAAATCCATTGATTTTCAATTTCTTTCGTTTCGATCTTAGCCAAGTTAGAATTAATGTTATTTAATTGACTAGTGATAGTACTGAAAGCTTTAACAACTTCCATTCGATTTGTTTTATCAGCCCCGGCATTAACAGAAGCGAGATGCCCCTCATTAGCAAGACGTTGCTTCTCCATATCCCACTGACCCTTCTTATCCTCAATCTGCATCTTACCATATAGCTCTGGAGTTTGCCCACGCATAGCAATTTGTTTCTGCAGTTCTTGTTGTAGGATTTGCATGTCTTGTGGACTAATAGGAGTGTTGTTCATATCCATACCGGTAGCAATAGTCTTCTGTAGTTCTAGAAGATTAGAATTGTTAATAGCTTGTGCTACTTCTGCTTGTCCTTGCATCGGTGCTGCTTGCTTACGGAATGGTTGTAACAGAGTACCAAGTTCATCCTCACGAATGTTCTTATTGTAACCTGCTCTAGTATTATCTACAAAGGCTTGTAGCATCTCTGGAGTATTCTGTGAACGGGCTTGTGCAGCTTGTAGTCCTTTAATGTCTACATCCAAAGGCTGCATCTTTTGTTCTCGTTGGTTAGCTAGAAAGTTTTTAACTAACTCTAACTGGTTAGCCTGATCTGTGAAAGCATCATTCTCTCCAGCTAGAGCAGCGCCTAATCCAAACTCAGATTTATAACCTGTGTTAAATTGTTGCATAATTAACCCCGATAGTTATTAAATAAATCCATTAACTCTTGACCCTTAACACCACTTTGAATAGCACGGATCAATGGACTAATAGCTCCATTAGTATTGTATTGAGCACCTTGTGATAGTAGATCAGCAATAGCCTTCCCTTGTGGAGCAATGTTAGCACCGGCAGGAGTTTGAAGACTATTCATATACTTCTGAGCAATGTCTGCTTGAGCAGCAAGAACACCAGGAGCAGTAGATAGACTATTACTACGACGACCAGCAGCAGCATCTTTGATGCTCTGCATACGCTGTAGATTATCTACCTGAGCACGTACAATTGGACTATCGTAGGGATTAGTTACAGCACGTTGAAGCTCTTGTTGATAGAAAGGTCGCTGTGATCCAAATGGATCTAGAGCAGGGTTCTGGGCAATTTTGTTCATTGAACTACCCATCTTCTTATTCTGATTACCTTCAAATAGAGCAGCAATACCCTTAGTCAAGAAACTAGGATTACTAAATATACGAGCTAGATAATCTTGAGCACCAGATTGTTGTGTTTGTTGTGGAGCAAAATTAGTTACTTGAGGTAATGAAAATTCAGGCATACCTCCATATTGATTTTGTTGGTTAGTCATTCCCCAATTTAGATTTCCCCAATCTTGGTCTTGTCCAAAATAAGTTCCATCAATCTGATAATTCCCTTGACCGCCTAAAAAATCATCAATAGTTTGACTTGGGGTATATTGATTACTAGTATCTAAATCCTCTGGTCTGTACACATAGTTGTCATTATAACCACTATCAAATTCGTCCATATTATACCTCTTTAATTATCAATACGCAAGAGCGTACATGATGAATGCTCCAGCTTTATGTTGTTTGTTGCTGTTCTATTTCTGACAGCTAATCTTACTATGTCGTTAGCAGCTAATGTTAAGATGCCTCCACCAGACACACATACTTCTGAGTTTGCTGTTTGTACTTGAAAGTGGCTAATAGTATTATTTTGAATTGTATTATTAACCGTAACTCCAAACTCATAATCTTGGTTTGCTGCAGTACCTTCTATAGATAATGAATACCAAATCCGATATACCCCGGCATTAGTTGCTACTAATTCATGATTATTCTGGAAAGTAAAATTAACGTTTGTCCCTCCAGTAAAACCAGAAGAAATAGCATACCAAGTGTCAATAGCGGAGATAGTTATTGTAGTACCTGCATTGTTAGCATACATCTCACCGTAGGATTTCTTAGTCAAGATCTCCGACATAGAGGAATTAACATGGTACATTTGTCCAGCAGCACCACCTTGTAAACCCTGTAGATTATTGTGATCCCTCTGGGCAATGTCTGTAATGTTTGATCCTGCAAAGTTAATGATATACCAAGGAACTGAACCTGATGTAGATACATAGTTACGAAGTTGTCGATACCATTCTAACCAAGTAAAGCTCCCCGGTTTATCATTAACTGGCGGTGGAGGTAATGGGCCAGAAGCCATTAGTGATCTCCTTCATAGTAAGAGACTTCCAGAGACTCTAGCCGTAGCCCGTAGTTCAGAGCATTCTTGATATTGAAAGCTCTCCGTCTGAAAGCACCACCCCGAGCAAAGTTAGGAAAATCATCTGTCAAAGCAATAGTCTTTGTTCCTGACCATGTTTGATAATCATCATCTGTCCAGCGTACATCCACAGAGTTACCTGTTGTATATCTATCGGCCACGATACGGAAGTTACTCATAAACTTTCGTCTAATGGTATCCATATCATACTTATTGGTAGTTAGATCTACTAGGATTGCTGTTCCGTTGTCCGTGTAGGCGGTTGTGTCAAGTTTTGATAGAGTCCCGTCAGACAGATGCAGTAGGTATGAGCTACCAGTGTGGTTATCACATATGTGGTTGTAAGCGAATACTGAATGACTTCCTGCATTGTTTGTAGACCATTCATGCCATAGTTTCTCATCAACATCATAAACCAGAGTCCTATTTAGTGTTGGTAGATTCAGACAGAAGAATAGGTGACCCATTGTACGTACGCCATAACCACGACAATCCGTCATATCTACTTCTTGATCCAAGATCCTGTCAATGAATTCGTCACTGATTCTTTTAGGTTGGAAACCCTCAATCTGCCATACAGCACGGCCACCAGACTCTGACTGAGCTACAACAATACAGAATTTTTCATTCTGATAAATTGCATATGGTGCAGCGCAACCAAACTGAATTGTAGTAGAGTCGTTACGAGCTAGAGGAGAACCATTTACGTTAGCAGCATCATAGAAGAATTCAATAGAGTTCTCACCTAATACCACTATTTGATTGTTCTGTCTAGCTAGAGCAACAACAGCATCAGGGAACATTTCAGCAGTTAAATACTGACCAGAATCCCACTTAGTAGGTTCATCCACAATACAGTTATAAACATCACTACGTTGTGGGAGAATAATATAACCATCCAAGAAAGTAGGTGTTGGTATATGAGGTGTTGGGAAAGCATTCAAATAAGCTAAAGCCGTTCCCTCTGTATCTGGTGCTCCAGTAAGAACTTGGAAGGTAGTTACAGTTGTTGTAATATTAACAGCAGCACCACCAGAAGTCAAGGATAATTTAAAAGTATTTCCAGAGACACCAACTACATAGTATTTAGTGGTTGTGTTAAGACCAGCCGGAGGAGTTCCAGAAAGAATAACCCGATCATCATTAACTAAGTTATGACCAGCATAAGTAATAGCATCTGTACCAGCATCTACTGAGGTAGGTGTAAATTGGAAAGACACTGTAGGAGCACTGGAGTATCCAGTACCATTTGCTGTTAGAGTAATACTAGCAAGGGCACCAGATGTTACAGTAGCTGTGGCTGTAGCACCACTACCCCCTCCTCCAGATAGATATACCTTTGGGGTTCCAACATAATTAGTACCACCTGACGTAACTGAGATAGCACGAAGACCTGAATTACTAATAGTAGTAACAGTGCCTGATGTGTCTATAATCCAACCACTAGTTCCATCACATACAAAGAGATAATCACCTAGTGTAGATGAGTTACCTAAGATCATTCCAACAGGACCGGTAGATCCTGTCAGAGTAATCTTGGTAGTTGGAGTTACACCATCTTCAATAACAGCATTACCGACAGCAACATAAAACTTGCTATTAAACCAGATACAGCCACGGCCCTCACCGGTTCCAAAGTCTTTATAAGAAGTCAGACCCGGACGCTTATTAAGGAAAATCTTAGTGCTTTCAATCTGTTCTACCTTCCGTGTTTCTGGAAAGATATTAACAAATCGCTGGTCTTTTGAACCAGAACTATCCCGGTTGGTATAAGAACCAATCAGAGGTAGTCGAATATTCTCCTGTTGTTTTTGTTTTTGTCGTTTATTTGTTGCCATTAGATACGTCCTTGTTGTCTCAGTTGAACTTGTTGAATAGCTCTACGTTGGAGATTTTCTTTGACTTGTTGTTGTTCTTCTGGAGTCTGTTGATAAACATCATTATTAGATGGGGTGGAGTTCAGTAATGCGTTTAGACCTCCTGATCTACCAGTTTGTTCAGATCCACGAATTGCTTGGTTCTGATTGAACAAGGATTTAATTCCTGTACTAGCAGCACCACCTACAATATTTCCCAAAGCTTTAGAATCAAATAAATTTCGTAATCCACTATTTGCCATAGAACCTAAACCAGAACCAAGAGCACCTAATAAAGGATTTTGTCCTTTTGATGCTGAGGTGAGGCCACCTATAGCTCCACTAACTAAAGCAGGATTAATGCCACCAAAGGCTTGAGAAAGTGCATTAGATGGAGCAGTTAATCCGACAAGATCTCCACCATAAGTACCACCAACACTACCTGCTATATCAGAAGCCCCTAGATTCATTACACCTCCGAAGAGAGAAGCAAGAGCACCTAGAGGATTATTGTTAGCTAATGCTCCAGCGGCAGACATCATCATACCAACTGGGGCCAATGGAGTGAAGGAAAGAAGAGCACCAAGACCACCTAATAATTTACCACCAAGTCCAGAAGACTTATGAGAATATTGAGCAGTATCCCCTTGAGTCCATCCGGGAAGTTTTTCTGTATTCTCAACAGGGGTAAAGAAGTTTTCTCCTTGCCCAGTAAATTTCCCATACTTAGCCCATTCGGATGGATCACCAATATCTCGCCATAAGGCATAGTTAGACCTAGTATTACCTTTTGGATCTGTTCTAGAAATAGAAAAAGGACTTTGATAACCAGCAAGGTGCCCTTGGCTTCCATCATTGGCGTTCGGGCCAAGATCCATCATATAGCCTAGAACTTTATCATTATGAATAAGTGGACTAGAATCAAAAAGTGTTTGTAAACCAGATAATCGTTCTGATTTATTATTACCGGGCATATGCCGATAACTATTACCAAATCCAGAGGCATACCTTAAGTCACCATTCATGACTTGACCAAGGATTTCCCAATCCTCTAATTTACCAGCAGTATCCCAATAACCTCGTTTAGTATAATTACCTAAACCACTCTCAGCACGTAGTGCTGATTCAGCTTCTGCTAAAGAATTCCACCATCTACCCGGTGTATCTCCATTTCCATACATACCATATTGGGTTATTGTATTTTCTGAAGAATCATAACCATTCTTTTGAGTTAGTGTAGGTGGTTGCCATTTAGCTAGAGCATATTTGTTAATAGCATCTTCAACCGAACCATAAGATTTACCAATAGATTGTCCAGACTTATTTAAAATATCATAAGTACCTAAACCAGTGTCTTTTAAGTTGTAACCTTTAGTTCCTAATTGTGTTGTAGAGTAGTCCTTATCTCCATAAGAGTACCACTCATTACCATGTTTGGCTAGATTACCTTGAAATAATGAAGTAATACTCTGATCTGGATTCTGATTTATTGCTAACTTTCTACCAGCTCCCATGAAATCAGCGGGTTGTTGTGCCTCTTGAATTACACCTTGATTCTGTTCCTGAAAAGCACCGGGATTTTCCATCCCGGCTCGAATAGCTTCATTACGTTTCCGTTTATCACTGAATCCTGTGCGTTGCACAACATCGTTGATTTGATCTAATTGTGTAGGATCAAACATTACCAACTCCTATTCACCATGACCTAAAGTCTCGTTGGAAGTACAGACTACCCTCCTCAGTTCCCATAGACAGTGCAACATCCTTAACATCTTTAGCTTCCTTCAATAGAAGCTGACGTTGTTCCAGTGGTAAACCATACTCAGGAGCAAGACGTACAGCAAGACCGTACTTCAAAGCTTCAATCCATTCTTGAGGGAAATCAGGATTATCTGACGCTGAATCAAAGTCCTCGAAGGGACGCTGATACACAATGGTTACATGGTAGTTAGAAGCAGCATTAGTATCTGGTACAGGAAACAAAGACAGGATACCATAGTCACGTTGTGGATTGTAGTAGCCTTGAATTGGGATTCCTGAAGATTGTTTATTTCCAAGAGTGTTGTATTCTTGTTTTGTCAATACTCGCATTGGAGTATCAATATTACCTGAGATATTTGTATTCCAGATCTGGATAACTCGCAGTGGTTTTGGAATATTGATAGTTTGACCAACACCAATATTGTATTCCCGTTGTCCAGCTACAAGAGTCATATCATATTCAGATAATCCCCACAAAGGCATACCATCTGCTTGCCATGCCTTAACAAGCATGTTTAAAGCTTCAGATGCTTCTGTTACTTGGGTAGCTGTAGGAGTCTCACCTTGTGCTGTAGCTCCAATCATACGAAGAGCACCAGCAATAATCTGATCTCGTGTTACATTGAAATCTGTTGAATTTGATGTACTCATTTTAAATGATCTCGCAAAAAGGCGAAGATAACTCCAAGAGAAGCACAAGCCCCGACAAACCATTTAATGAAAGACAGAACACCCTTAGTCTGATTCCATGTTTCCAGAAGTGTAGTAACAGCTTCTTTGGTTTCTTTAATTTCGTCCTTGATTTCTTGATACTTTAGGTTTTCAGCTTGGGCGTGTTTATCAATAGCCTCTTCTATGATTTGTCGAATATCTTGCATTGTTATTCCTCTTTATATTCAGAAGGTAATTGACTCCGAAAGACTTCGGAATAATAAGAATTTTTACAATGGTTTGGATCCCTGAAGAGCCAATTGATGACCTTCATTGTAGATTGCCAATCACTTCTATAGGCTCTGGCAGATATTGTTTCGTCTGCCATGCCCCCAAACCATGTATTAATCCATTGATCTAATCCAATTAGAAACTGCTTCATTTTGTATAAGGTGTCGCCCATACTGCTGTTTGTGCTGTACCAGATAATCGTAAAGCCTCTCGTAGTTCCTCTCTGGAGACAGCCGGATCTACTACACTATCCGCAAGTACCCATAGAGTTGTTTCTAGTGGGTCCAAAGCAAGAATAGCTCGAGACATTCGACTTTGAGCTTCCTCATCTCCATTAAACTTTTTACCTGATTGTGTAGTGACAATGATGTTTCTCACTGCTTCTTCACGTTCAACTTTAGCTTTACGAAGATAAATCTCAGCTAATTGCTCTTCACTTTTTTTA